CGGGAGACGTAGTATCCGTGCGGCATCTGCTGTTACAGCGTGATCCGCGTGCAACCCATGACTATGACACGCTGCCTTTAATCGTTCAGCAACGGGTAGCCAATCGGCACGGGAATACGGGCGTGACAACGCCCAGTAGACATGTAGACCGTACCCAGAATTAATTACGCTAGATGGTGCAGGTAGGTCATACGCTTTACAAAAACCCAGTAGTGCAGTTAGTGCCTCGGTCTTTGTTTTGTATGGTTTGCCTTCCCCGCAATCCAAATCTAGGAATAACGCACGTAGTTGCAGTACGTTTTCTGAGGTACGATTTTGTGCTTCTTTAAATGTAGCTAGAGCAAAGTAAGCATTAAACCCGTCATTATCAAGTTTATTAGCTGCGTTAATTAGTGAGTCTATAGAGTTGTAAAAAGTTTGTTTTTTAGCTTTATCTTTTAATCCTAATACGCAGTAATGCCCCTCATCACCCAGCACTGTACTGAGAAACTGTTTGGTTTCCATATCAAACCCAAAGATTGGGCACCCCGTAGGGTGCCTCTATTTATTTTAGTCATCATACTCATCGAGCAAACTCGCAAGATCAACATCGCCAGCAGGTACATTCTCTACCTTAGATTTTTTTGTAGCTTTGACCTTGGGTTCCTCGATAGGCTCCTCTTCCTTAGCTTCTACCTTTGCTTCTTCTTTTAGTTCTTCCGGTTTCTTAAAGATAGCGGCAGGGGGATCGACTTTATCACTTGTTAACTTTCGGGTGCTAGTATCATCTTTAGGTTTTACAGAAAGTTTTATTAGCTGCGCCGTTTTTTCGTCACGCTGAATCTCTACCGCAACCCCAATCTCGCTCTGCTCTAGTACGCGTAGTGGTTTGAAACAAAGTTTGGGGGTAGAACTATCTGTGTCGAAACGAATTTCTGTAAGTAAAGAAGCCAAAGGTACTGGCCTTTCCTGCGAATTTAAGAAACGTGCGTAAGATTGTAAGCCCATCTTTTGCTTATCATCCCCGAATACGCTGGTAGCTGGCAGAGACAATTGATAAATCTCTTTAGATACTACCTTACCTTCACCATTAGCCAGCAAAAGAGCTACACGTTGCTGAAACCTACAAGCACGCCCTTCGCCCATACCAGAACCTTTTATGTTCTTCTGGCAGTCAAAACAAGACAGTGATTGAATATCTCCACTGTCTACGTCCTCTGAAGGCTTGCCAGTATTTGTATCTGCTGACCAGCAAGTAGGTGGATTGTTCTGCCCCGCTACGTATTGTCCGGCATAGTACATACGCGATATAGGTGCAGACTTAACTATCACAGCTTTGATAGCACGTTCTTCTAGTTCTCCTACTTCTTGCCCGTTAACTACCTTACGGAATACGCTGCCCCGTATAGACAGTCTGTTTACACCACCGGTAGTGGCTCGACCTGCGGCGTTGGTATCAACTTCCAGTTGCCCTAAGAGTTCCTTAAACTCGTCCGGCATATTGTCAAACAAAGCTATATCGCTCATAAATCATTTTCCTCGCAGAAGTCCAATTGTTGCTGTATTGGATCGTTTTTAAGTTTGTCTTCAGTTGGTGGTGCTTCTTGTTTAAGCGCGGCTACTACTTGCGGAATGCTGAACCGATACGTATACCCGACCTTTATATAAGTTTCGCTAGGTATGTACCCTTTCGCAATCCACTGCCGGATTGTTTTTGCCTTTACAGACAAGTATTGCGCCAATTCCTCAATCGGAACGTAGCTATCGGTCATTTCTTCCTCCGTACGGTTACCTTATATTCGGTATCACAATTCAATCCCGGCGGTAGTATTTCGGGATTTTCGTCTAGGAATTGACGCATGTTCCCTTGATGGATGCGCTTTTCCAGTAAGTCTACACACTCATGCTCTAGCATAAACCGGTTCATTGCGTCCCAATCGCTAGTCCAGAACTTGTTTCTGGTTGAGCGGTAGAAAGTACCCGACTTAGTTTTTACGGACTCAACACCATGCTCTTCGCAGTGCTTGTTGAACTCTGTTTCTAAGAGGGTTAGCTTGCTGTCTAGTGCTTCTTCCCGCTCCCGAAAATCTCTAGCCAACTCAGCTTTCTGATCTCGGATGCGAATGAAGACCTTCACCAGACGATCAAGATCGTTTGGATCGTTACCCATTTCACCATTCTCCATAACTTATGTTGTTGTTTTATGTACTATAGTGCCTTTACAGTCACAATTCAAGTACGTCTTGGTATAAGTCAATTATTTTTGTATGTACGTTTATTCGCTCGTCTAGTAGTTTGTAAATCCGTTTCTCTACGTTGGAGCCTTGTAGCTGCACTACAGTACAGGGGTGGTTTTGTCCTGATCTATGCACTCTAGCGTTAGCTTGCGCGTAAGTTTCCAGAGAGGATACTGGCCCCCACCAGACAATAGTATTAGCTGCGGTAAGTGTAACCCCATGAGCCGCAGCCTGCGGTTGTATTATCAAAACTCGTGGGTCATCTTTACTTTGAAATTCTTTAAATATCTGGGTGCGTTTTGATGCGCTAACATCACCCCGTATTATCGCACTCGTTACCCCGTCTTTAGTTAGTTTCTCTTCCAGTAAATTAATAACGTGTTTAAAAGGTACAAATATAAGAACTTTTTGACTAGATTCGTTTATAACTTCTTTCAATACGTTGTAACGATTCTTTATATCAAACTCTATTGTCTCTCCAGTGTCTGTATAAACAGCACCACAAGATATTTGTAGCAACTTGTTCATGTTAACTGCCGCATTAGCCGCGCTTATCTGCTCGCCATCAGCCGTTGCCATCATCTGCCTACGCAGTAAGTCGTAGTATTTCTTCTGTTGTGGGGTCAGCGCCACTTCACGTTTTACGTAGGTCATGTCTGGCAAATCCAAACACTCTTCTTTGGTAAATCGTATGGCGGGTTGTAGTGCGTTGAACACTATGTCTATGGAGTTGGGTTTAGGTACCCACTTGAACTGAGTAACTTTGTACATCACTAGCTCTCTAAAAGCCCCAAAGAATCTAGGCACGCCTTTAGGATTTATAAGTTTAGCTAGCCCGTAAGCGTCCAGCGGGCTTTGTGCAGCAGGCGTACCGGTCATCATCCACACCCAAGTGTCTGGGGTTAGAAGCCTGTTAAGTGCCTTCCACCGTTTAGACTGTGCATTCTTGTAGTGGGTAGCTTCGTCTACAATAATTAAATCGAACCCACCGTTAGCTATCTCTTCTTCTACAATCTCTATACCATCGTAGTTGATCACTACGAATTCGGCACCACCGTTTATAATTTCTTGTCGTTTTCTCTTGGAGCCGTGCGCTACGTCCACTGATCTGTGCATAGCGAAGTTAAACAAATCCCCACCCCACGCCGACTCCATAATCGATAGTGGGCATATTATGAGCGCACGTTTAATTATATTTTGTTTCATCAAAAAGTCCGCTGCCCAAATAGCGGAACCCGTCTTGCCTGTGCCTTGCTCGTTAAAACAGAACGCTCTTCTGTTCATAGTCAGGAAAGAAGCTGTTGTTTTTTGATGGTCAAAAGGTGCAAATCGTCCGGGCCAGTTGTATTTACCTAATATCGGTGACGGCACGTTCTTTACATTTAGATTACGTAACACCCTAGCTTCATCCACACCCCACTTAACTAGCACATTGTTATTGCCTAAATCTTTGCTACTAGGTATGGCTGTGGTTATTTTAGACGGGTTACGTAATCTTAGGAGTAATCCTTTGTTCTCCAATATTCTCACAGTTTTAACCCCTAACGATGTGTGCATGATTAGCTTCGTTGCTAACATCTCGTGCACGTGCAGTACTATTTCTGGGGGCTAACTCTTCTACAGTTAACACAGAATCTGCGGATAATTTAGCCCCTGAAGAACTAAGATTACCTAGTGTGTGGTCTACAAGCGCATGTCCCACTTTTCGCAACGCTGCGTCTTCGTCAACGGCAATAACTTGTGTAGCTAGCCCTACTGCAAATCGACTACTTTTTACTAGGTCTACTGTTTGGTCAACTATCTTAGTCCCCTCTCCCTGTACGATTACCGGCCCATCTAAACCTTCGTCTAGTTGTTCAATGGTTGTACCTAGCACATGTACTTTATTACGTATCTTTTCTACGCTTTTAATCATAAAGTTATCGTACTTGCTAGTGTCTATAGTCCACCTAAGTTTTCTCTCTATATCACCCGCTTCACACCCGACAACTAACAACCGTTGTTTTATTTTTTCATTAGTTGCTTTACGGGTTAGTTTTATATTTACAAGGTAAAGCATTCCTATTGTAGATGTCTCCATTTTCATCATCCTCATTTGTGGTTATTTTTTCTTGCGTTCTCTTCTACTCGTTTCAGAAACCAACCGCCCTTTAGAATCTCGTTTGAACGATCTGTTCTTGGACTTACTCTCTATCTTAGTTCCATGAGAGTTCTTGCCACCTTTACTTAATGCTTTTTTGTGGCTTACGTCTTTACCCTCTCGTTTGTCGGCTTTGCCGTTCTTATTCTTATCTTCACCTTCCTTGTCTATCTTACGCCGCGCACGCTGCCTCTCCATACGGTTAGCATGTTCGCCACGTTTCTTCTGTTGGTCGTACTCCTTTTTGTACGGACGTTTCTTTTTTGTATACGGCATTATCTTCTCCCGTTGTGTGGGCACTCAGTAACTATACAATGTGCTTTACACAAACCTGTTGGTCTAGGATTCCATACGTCTACCTCATACGCCTTCTCCAATTTGGCGTATTCCATCAGCCATTTTTGCCAAAGCTCAGATTCTCTGTCTATGGTGTATGTGTCTTTGATAAATGCTTTGCATACCACAAAGAATAAACCACCTTTAACAGTCTTCACCTCTGGAAAGTGCTTGAACGTAGCTAGTGCCATCAATTCAAGCTGGCCTTTGTCTGCATACTTAGCAGATTTACCGGTCTTGTAGTCTATAACTTTGGCTACACCCGATTCTCTATCCAGTATGGTTAGGTCTGACACCCCGCGAAACCAAACGTCTTTATCAAAAAATCCGCATGGCTCTAAGTTTTCAGTCAAGCCCATCTTGTACTCGCACAGCTTCTCACCTTTCATACCTTTCAGTTTGTCCAGTGCGTTCTGTGCGTAATCAAAGCGAGGGTCAAGTGTATCGACTTTCTCACTTACATAGTCTTCCGCTGCTGCATGAAACTCATTACCGTAAAGTATGGGTTCCGTTTGGAAGTTTTCTTCGTAATCTTTTATGACTTTAGTGTGGTAATACTGCTTAGGACATTTATCAAACGCCCTTATGCTGCTGAACGACCAAGCTGGTTTGGTACCCATTCAACACATTCTCCATAGTTTTTGCCGACCTCCACGTCACCACGCACCGGAAGGCTCTTTGCCCACTCCGGTGTCCAGCTCATGCACTCTTCTACGTAAGCCGCAGCTTCGTCTACTTCAGAGTCCTTTACACAACATATCACAGAATCGTGCACGGTAAGTAGTACTCGGTATCTTTTTGAGATACGCACCATCTGTTCAGACATTATACAACGGGCAATTCCCTGACACACGTTCTCTATTACCTTACCTCCGTATATCTTAGTTCGCCCCATTCTAGTTTTGTATGTGTACTGCAAACCTGTTTCTGTTTCTTCAGCTTTGAGATCGTTGTAATACATATGCAAACCTGACGGTAGTTGTATTGCTGTCTCAAAAGGTTTTACCTGTAGTACACCCTTCTTACCAATCTCTGCGGGGTTGTCAACATACATCAAAGATATGGCATCGTTGGCTTGTCTCCACAGTGCCTTGATAGCGTAGTTAGTTGACCGATATATACTAATGATTCTGCTTGATTCTTCCTCGCTGACCTCTACACCGAATGTCTTTAGTTGTTCGCGGAATCGTACCGCGCCCATGCCGTACCCTGCACCTAGTATAGTAGTCTTACCAACGAACCTTTCTTCCTTGGTTACATCCTCTGGCTTCTTACCGTAAATGCTACCTGCCATCTTCTTATAAACATCTTCCCCGTTTGTGAACGCGTCTATCAAGTCTTGCTGCTCTGCCAACCAAGCTAAAACTCGTGCCTCTATCTGAGCTGAATCAGACTCAACCAAAGTGTAACCCTCTGGAGCGCAGATACATGACTTCAACACTTTTGCATTTGGCCCTCGTGATGGTAGGTTTTGTAGGTTTACCTTATCAGAACCACCCCACCGTCCAGTGTGCGCGGCGTAGTATTTAATTGGTACGGGCAACTTTCCTCGCAATCCTATGTCTAAGAATCTCTCGGTACGCGTTTCTTCCAACGTACTTTTTAATCCGATTCTTGCAGCTACCAGAGCTTGTACTTTGGGGTTCTCGTGTTCTTGTAACGCCTTAAAACCTTCGTCACTCTTAGCAAAAGCAAATGTCTCTTTACCGGTGCGTGCACTTGTTTTCATAGGTGGAATAACATCTAGTGCTTCTAAACCTTTAGCAAACTTTGGGTTTGACATAAGGTCTTCTTTCGCTACCCCACACTCTTCCAGAAGCTTCCCTTTCTGTTCTTTTAATACATCAAGATGGTCGTACAGCTTCATCGCATCAAGCTCTAGCATGGGGTCGATAAACATCCGCAGCGTTAAGTCGATAACTGGTATCTCTTTTCTTGCAAACCCGCGCTT